TCGTTGCTTCTGCGTTCGCGCCGACTGTAGAATGCGCGTCCTTTCCGGTGCGGGGTGGAGCAGTCTGGCAGCTCGTCGGGCTCATAACCCGAAGGTCGTAGGTTCAAATCCTACCCCCGCTACCAGCTGTTCCTACACCGCGCAATAGCACGGTTGTCCGCAAATTCCAGTGCGCCGTGAGGCCGCCGGCCTCATCCGGGACGAGCTTTATCTCCCCGTCGTACGCCTCGCGCAGCATGACGCGCGCCTTGAGGGACGCCCTGGAGTTTCCGGCCAGGGCTTCGGCGATCTCCCGCCTGGCGGCCTCCGCAGCCCGGGGCATCATGTTCAGCACCTTCGCGGACTGTTTCGCGACCGGCTGCTGATCCAGGAGCTCCTGCCGCTTAGCTTCAGCTCGATCAATGGCGGCCTGCAGCTCATCGGCGGGCATGTCTGGATCGCCGACCCTTTGACGTTCGCGCAGGCGCGTGATGCGCGCGGACAGCTCCTGAAGCTCACGCGGCGCCTCGACTGCCTGCGTTTCCTGCAGGCGAGCCTGTTCGAGCCAGTACGCCCGCATGTCCTGCGTGATCTGCTTGACGCTCTCAGGCGCCAGAAGATCGCTTCGCAGCTTGCCGAGTAACACGTCCTGAACATGCTTTCGGGTGACCCGCACCTGGTTGCTGCATGCGCCGCCGTCGTGATGGCTTGAGCAGCCGTAATCAACAGCGTTGACACCCACGTAACAGGCGCCGCAGACCGAGCAGCGCAAAAGCCCGGACAGAACGTACTTCGCCTTTCCGCCGCTTTGCACTTGTTTGCGATCGCCGGCGGGATGGATGCGGCGATGCGCGCGCGCGAACAGCTCATCCGAGACGATGCGCAGGCTCTCGTCCGAGTGAGTGATCCATTCTGATTTCGGGCGCATGACGCGCAAGCGTTTGCCGGAGTCCGGATCCTTGCGCCACTCGCTGAGATTCCAGTGAATCGCGCCGCGATAGCGCTCGTTGCGGACGATCACACGCACGCCCGAGCCCATCCAGCCGCTTGCTCTGCGCGTCGTGCGGTTCCAGCTCGAGCCAGGGGAGGGGATGCGACGCGCATTCAGGTCCGCGGCGATCGTTCGACAAGATGCGCCATCGGCGAACCTGCCGAAGATCTCCTGCACAATGAACGCTTCGCCGCGGTCGACTTTGCCATCTCGATAGCCGTACGCGCGGCCGCCGGTCGGTTTCTTTTCCTTCGCGCGGCTCTCGAGGGCGGCGTAGGTGCGATCCTTCACCATTTCGCGGAAGGCCTCGCCGATGATGCCCGAGAGGCCGGCCTGCAGCTTGTGGCCGCGACGCGCGCTGTCATAGCCATCCTGCACGCCCACAACGCGAATACCTTTCGCGACCAGGCGATCGATCATTTTGCTGAGGTCGCCGGTTGAGCGCGAGAGGCGCGAGAGATCGGTAACGAGCATGACGTCGAACCGGCGGGCGAGGGCCGCCTCTTGCAGCCGCAGGACGCCCGGGCGGTTCCCCAGCGCGGCGCCCGAAATCCCTTGATCCTCAAATAGGGCGGCAATTTGCCATCCTTGGCGCTCTGCATACTCAGTGCAGACGCGCACCTGGTCGGCGATGCTCGATTCGTTCTGACGGTCGGTGCTGAAGCGGGAATAAATAGCAGCTTTCATCTTTGGACCCTCGTCCTTCGGGCGACATGCACTCTCCGCGGAGGATTATCTGCGCTCTCACGATGCCACTTGAGGATGTACTCGATGCCGTCCCTGATGTACACCTGCTGGGGAACACGCGTCCGCTCGCTGAGAGCCTTAAGCTCCGCTACCTGTTCCGGCTCTAAGTAGGCCTGCACCGGAACCTTTGTCAGCCGCGATTTGCTGCTAGTTGAAGTCTTTCTGGGCGTCACCTTGTTCCCCTTGACTCTTTACCATGAACCAATGGTAACATGGGATATGATGAAGTCAAGATCCGAGACGCAGCAGACGCCAGGCGCGGAGGACAATGGCTATACCGCGGCAATCATCAAGGCCCAAGAATTATTAGACCACTATGAGTGGTTCGGGCACGGAACCCTCATCTGGCAGGCCTATAGAGCAGCCCGCGAAGCGGCGGCAGCTTGGCCTGAGTACCGGGATGCGCTCGAGTCTGATCTGAAAAAACGACACCCGGAGTGGAACACGAAAGAATTGCGCACCTCGGATGGGGTAGTTCGGGACGTATTTGAGCGCGTATTGGTTCACATGGACAAGATCGCGGCCGATCTGGTTGCACTGCGAGCTCTCTCGACGCCCGCCGGAGTTAAGAACTTGCGTCGAGCACTCCGGATGGACGGCAAGCATAGTGCCGCTCAGGCCGCAGCCGATCTGAATCAGTGGCGCATTATTCGGGAATTTACGTTGCAGGTCGAAGCACTTAATCTCCGGCAGACGCAGTTCAATACAAACCCGGCTCGCTGGAATTTCACCAAGGTGCGCAACAATGTGGCGAAGACGCTGGGCGTGTCTGGAAAGCATGTCGGCGAAGTGGTCAAGAGCTACCTCGAGAATCCTTCCAGCGTCCAGGAGCTCGCTAAAAAGACATTTGCGACCGCAAAGACGTTGAGGCCAAAGAAGGTGACGAAGTCAAAAACCGCTCGCCAAATGACGCGTAAGAAGCCTGGCGCTAAGCACGCCTGGCGCCAATGAGAGAATTGGAACCTTACCCCCCGGGGTTGCGTACTAGAAATTCTTGATAGACGGTTTCCCCCCATAGACATTGGCTATGTGGAGCGACCGTGACATACCTCTCGCAAGCATTTGCCGCCCAGGTGATCGACCCGGAGCGGCCGCCCAGCCGCGATACGTTGCAGGTATGGCACGACAGAGTTGAGGGCCCGCGCGACTCTGCCGGCCGCCGCATCTTCACTGACGAGATTTGCGAAAAGATCCGCGCCGCTCGAGCGCAGCCGCGCGAGGCGCGCGCCGCCGCCCGTGGCTGATCTTTCCCTATCAATTCCGGCAGGGCAGCTCCGCGAGCTGCAGCGCGCGATCGCGCACGCCGCAGTTGACCGCTTACTGCGCGGGGACGATGAGAGCGAGCAAAGAAAAATGGGATTGATGACGGGGAAGGGTTTCGAAGGTGAGAACGAGGTGGCTCGTGACAGCCGAACCACCTCGCATGGCTTTTCCCCAACAGATCATTCAGGGCTCGACGATGAAGACTATAACGCGGCATCTCGCGCGCATCAACAATTGCCGGGCGTGTAGCAGCGCGCCGGCGCCGAAAGATTCAGCCTTCTGCTCACCGTGCGTGCGCCGCTTCCCGATGTTGCGGAAGCTCGAGCGGCCCTTACCTTTTCTCTCTCGCGCCGCGCCTGCGCGACGATTGGGTAACGCTTCCGTAACGTTGCGGCTCGCGCGGGAGTTGGCGTGACGTGCCATACGCAGTCGACGTCTACGCCTGGCGGAACGCGATCATGTCAGAGCGCGGCCCTGCGAACCCCTTGGGACGCCTGGTGCTCATCGCCGTGAGCTTGCATATGAAAGCTGACGGCACCGGCGCATGGCCTTCCCAGGCGCTTATAGCGCAGCGTGCACGCGTGGGCCTGCGGTCCGTCAAGCGCCATCTGGAAATAGCGAAGCGCCGCGGCTGGGTTGAGCGCGTCACGGTCCGGATCAAAGGCCAGCAGTGGCGCCGCACTGAATACAGCGCCTGTGTTCCGGACGACGTCTACGACGCACTGCCAGCGCGGCCTTGGGAAGAGGATCCGACGTGGACACGTAGTGCCACAGTGGCACCTATTGAAGTGCAACAGGGTGTCACAGTGGCACCAAGTCAAAGAAGCACGACCAAGGTGCGGCTCGAGCACAACCAAGGCGACAAGGTGCCAATCACGACACGACGTGGTGCCACTGAGACCGAACGTGGTGCCACCGGTGCGCGACGTGGTGCCACTGGCGACAAGAACGTGGTGCCAGAGCTTGGCCTACTAACTCTTCCTCTTAACTCTTCATTTAACTCCTCATTGAACTCACCAGGGGAAGGTGCACTTGCGTGCACCGCTCGCCCTTCGGATGCTGAATTGGGAGAAAAGATTCGGACCTACAGGAGTGCAGGCTTCGACGACAGCACCATTGCGAAGAGCCTCAAGCAGTACGGCGTCACCAGCTCAGATATCCGCCGATTGGAGCAGGCGGCATGAGGTATCACGACACGGTGCCAGAGCGGCACCTAATCGCGTCTCAGCAGCACATTGAGCCCCCTGTTAGGAGCGCAGGATGACTCGCGCGAAGGAGAAAGCCGCCAAACCGGTCAAAGGCTTGGAATCCGGGCAGGAATCAGATGCCCCCACGACGCGCAAGCTCGAGGGCCAATTTCTCGAACGAAGGCGACGCCGGCGGCTCGATTTGAAGACGGTGCACGGCACGCTGCGCGAGTCCGCGCGCCTCTATCGTGCGATGGCCCAGGGCGAGCTCTCACTCGCCGCGGCCGACGTCATGTCGCGCGTCTTGGGGCGTCACGGGGAACTCCTGAGCGCGCTCGAGCAACAGACTCAGCTGGCCGAAATCCAGCAACAGCTCGCAGCCCTCAATGGCGAGCAGCCGAGCATTCCGCGCCTGGCGAGCGATATCCCGGGCGAGGTGCAGACGTGAATGCACCACTGTTAATGCTTGCAGACGACCGTCTGAAAGTATTTACAAGCTGCCTGAATCGCGCTATCGTCGCTGCAAATGGAGGGCGCAGCGATGTCACAAGCGATCGGCTACACGCGGGTTTCCACGGCAGAACAAGGCCGCTCAGGCCTCGGTCTCTCAGCGCAACGGCAAGCGATCGAGGCCTTTGCGAAGGCCGAAGGTATCTCGATCAGCGCGTGGCACGAGGATGTACAGACGGGCAAAGGCTCGGATGCATTGGCGCAGCGTCCTGGCTTGCGGGCTGCGCTCAGAGCAGCCAAAGCAGCGAAGGGCCCGCTGATCGTCGCCAAGCTCGATCGCCTGGCGCGCAACTCGCACTTCGTCACAGGACTGATGGAGCAGAAGGTCCGGTTTATCGTGACGATGCTGCCGAAGGCGGATGCATTCACCCTGCAGATCTATGCGGCGCTTGCGGAAAAGGAAGGCGCGCTGATCAGCGAGCGCACCAGGGCGGCACTGGCGAATTCCACGAAGAAACTCGGCATGGCGGGCAAGTCGAAGAGCGATCAGCGCCGCATTCACGCACTGGCCATGGAAGCGAAGGACAACGCCGCTACGGCGCGCGCCGAGGCGTTGAGGCCTCAGATCGAATTTGCATTGAAAGGCGGCCTGTCGCTGCGCAAAGCAGCGGAGCTGCTGAACGAGCGCGAGGTTGCATCCCCGGCCGGCGGCCGCTGGCATGCCCCGTCACTGCTGAAGGCAGCGAAGCGTCTCGGCCTGAGATAGGTTCCAAGTGCCCGCCTGAGCCCGCGCCGTACGGCCTCCTGGCCGCTCGTTATTCGCTCGATGCCACGCACCCAATAATTGACGTCGGCTCTAGCGCCCTCTGCGGCCGTTTAATCGCATGTCGTGACATGGCCGTGACTGTCACAACCACTCGTTGTGACTGGCGCTCGCTGAGCTTATCGCTCAAGCCCCTTCGAAGGGCCTTCGCGGCAGCCTCGGAGGCCCTATGTTGACGCCAGCGTGTAGCGAAGTGTCGCGAGCTGTCGCGAATCCTCGCGAGTCGAGCACGTGCGTCATCGGGATCGACCCGGGCCAAACAAGCGGCCTCGCGGTACTCAGCGCCGCCGGTGAGATCAGTCTACTGGTGGAAGTGCCGATCATCAGCGATCGGCGCATCACTCGGATCGACGGGGGCGCTTTCCACTCGCTTCTCGTCAAGGCCGTTGCTGGCCGGCCTGCGCGCGCGATTGTTGAGCGTATATCAATCGGGAAAGCTCGCGGCATTCCAGGCGCCTTCGTCATCGGTGTGGACTATGGCGCCATTCTGGGGGTGCTTCAGGCCCTTTACATTCAGACGGAGTTCATCAAGGCGCGCAGGTGGAAGCCTGCGATGAGCGCCGGCCGCGGCGGCAGGTGTCTTGATGAAGCGCGACGGCTCTACCCGTGCGCCGACCTGTTCAAAGACGACGGTCCAGCAGCAGAGGCCCGAGCAGGAGCGCTGCTTCTCGCGCACTACGCATTGCACCGGAGCGCCGCATGACTACCGACGCTGCACGCATGCGGCATTTCCTGACCCTCGACCAGGCGCAGCAGGCGGACGCTATACGGCGCCTGCACGCTGCTGGCCAATCCGAGCTGACTATCGCAGCAGCGACTCGCTTGAGCCTCGAGCAGATTCGTTCCGTCTTGGCATTCGACCACTCAATGGCGATGCCCTATCTGGGCCCGCGCCCGGCTGACTCACGTTTAAGACATTGCCGTGAGCACAAGGGAAAGGGCTTTGGCAAAAGTAGTGACCTTGCCGTGGATAGGGTGTCGCCTTCCTCAATGGCGACGCCGCACTTGCTGCCCGACGACGCACGTGCCGGCCATGCGCGATGCCGAGGGACATTCCCGGCAGGTGCGGCGTTGCCTCCTCCACAACTTCGAAAACCCGAAAAGGACCTAACCCATGGCTTTTGATATCCACACGATCGACGTCAAGAAAGTGAGCACACCCCTGGCTCAGCCGGACCGCCTCGGCTTCATCATGCAAACAGGCGTGGCAAACGTTGCCGGCGGTAGCGCTGGAGCCTCGGTAGTCACTGCAGTCGCTATCAACGATCTGCCGGCATCGGCGACCTACAACGTGCAGGTGACGCCGAATCAGGATGCGCGAGCATTCGTGTCCGGAAAAACTCAGACGGGTTTCAACGTCACGCTCATCCCTGGCTCAGCCGCGAATACTCTCGCGGCGGGCACGTTCGATTTACTGATCACATTCTGATGACGCTCGGTCTATCAGCCACGCCGATCGTTCGAGCCGCTGAGCAGGCGATCGCGCGCCACAGGAAAGTGCACCAGCAGCCACGGACTACCTGGATGGGTCCGGATGAGTCCGAGGAGCAGTTAGACGTCCGTATCGCTCAGATTCGCGCCAAGTGGAAAGGCCGTCTTCTCGTAGCCGTTCCATATGGCACGAGGGTGCCGGCGGGCGTGCAGGCTGTCGAGTTTCCCGCGAAGCTCTTCTCGCTTCTGCATCCGGACGCGCCGAGCCGTTACCGAGTCGCATCGGGCGGCCGTGGTTCTGGCAAGTCTCACGCGATCGCCGCGGCCATGGTGCTTCGCATGCTCTCGCAGCGGTTGCGCATCCTCTGCGCTCGAGAGATTCAGCGCAGCTTGCGCGAATCGGTGCATCACTTGCTCGTCGACAAGATTGAGCAGCTCGGGGTTGCTGCCTTTTTCGATATCAGCGACCGCGAGATCCGATGCACCACAACCGACAGCGAGATCATCTTCGCCGGCCTCATGACCAACGTGCAGCAGCTGAAGTCTCTCGAGGGCGTGGGCCTGTGCTGGGTCGAGGAGGCTGAATCCGTCAGTCAGCGCTCGTTCGAGGTCCTGACGCCGACGATTCGTGCGGCGCGCTCCGAGATCTGGGCGAGCTGCAACCCAGACGATCCGGATGCGCCAGTGCAGGGCTTCATCGAAGGCGAGCGGCCAGACACACGCCACGAGCACGTGACATTTGCAGACAATCCCTGGTTCCCGGCCGAGCTCGAGGGCGAGCGCACGTACCTGCAGCGCGTCGACGATGACAGTTACCGGCACGTCTGGCTCGGCGAATGCCGGACGCATTCCGATGCGCAGGTATTCAAAGGCAAATACGCCATCGAAGCGTTTGAGTCGGCCCCCTATTGGGATGGCCCTTATTTCGGCGCCGACTGGGGGTTTATCGACCCGACAACCCTGGTCAGGGCTTTCATCTACGAGCAGACGCTATACATCGAACATGAGGCCTATGCTCTTGGCTGCGATCTCGATCGCGTCCCGGCGTTGTTTGATGAAGTCCCTCGCGCCCGGGATTACACCATCCGCGCGGACTGCAGCAGACCTGAAACGATTGCGTTCATGCAAACGCATGGCTATCCCAGAATTGTAGCGTGCGAAAAGTGGGCCGGCGGCGGATTCGTCGAGGACGGCATCGCACACATCCGCAGCTATGAACGCGTGGTCATTCACCCGCGCTGCACGCACACGGCCCAAGAGTTTCGCCTCTACAGCTACAAAGTGGACCGCCTAACGGGCGACGTCTTGCCGGATCTGAAGTCCGGCAACGATCACACTATCGACGCGCTGCGCTACGCCCTCGAGCCGTTGATCAGAAAGCAAGGAACGTGGGCGTGGGGAAGCATCTAACCATCATTGGAGTTTCAAATATGAGCGACCTGACCGAAGCAAAACCGCCGCCTCGAACGCCAGCAGACAAGCCGTTCGGGGATAGCGATCCCTACAAGCCCAGCCAAAAAGAGACCAATCCATTTAAGGATGTGGGTCAGAAGCCTGGCTTGGTTCCCTTTCGTGACATGTAACCAGGAGATTTTCAGATGACGACCACAGTAATTGCCCACGCCGACAAGCGATTCGATGTCGCAGTTCTCGGACCAGTGACGCGTCGCATTCTGCGGCTTGCAAAGCTACCCCTGACCGCTTCGAGTGATGGCGGCGAGACGATTTCAGGCCTCACCATCAGCCAGGTGGACAAAGCACTCGAGGAGGCAGGTGTCAGTAACACCGACAGATTGTCCGCAAAAATGCAGTTGTGGAACGCGGGCATCATGAAAAAGGACCCGGAATAAAGGCCGGCCGCGTCCAATCAAGGAGAACACTGTGAAGAGAATTTTTAAGCGTGAGCAGGCCGCGAGCCCGGAAGCGCCGACGATGATGAAAGTCTATCGCGCACCGCGCGCGCTCACCGCCGACGCCATTGAGATGCAGGGGCGCGCTTCGCTATTGCGGTCCATGCTCGCGAGCAATCGTGAAGCTCAACCCAGTACCGTAAATGAACTTAAGCATCTAGAAAGTGTGCTCGCGTCTTTGTCGCGGCACACGCTGATGGTGTCGCCGGGAGTCGATCATCCGGAGATCGACGAGTTTTTCTACATGATTCCTCAATCGCGCATGATTAGCGGGCAACCCGGCTCCCCGGTGAGAATGATGAAGACTCTCGCCGTGCAATTCGTCGACGGCGAGGCTGAAGTTGACGTGAAGGTCGGCCGCTATCTGATCTCGAAAGGGATTGCTTCAAAGCGGCCGCCGGCGACGGTGCAGCCATGAAGGCCCGTGCCTCTTCGGAGTCCGCAGCGACTGCAGCAACGGAGGCCGTCACTGCAGACGACAGCCAGGCGGTCGCCGCGCCGGAAGCTCAATTGCGCCTCTACGCGAAAGTGCACCAGGCGGCCTGGGCGTGTCTCGCAAAAGGCGACCACGTTCACTATGGCGCGCTGCACGCGATCGAGATATCGCTCGTGGACCTCAGGCACCACGTCGACGAAGCCGCGAGGATCGCGCGCGGCGAAACGCTCGAGCTCATACAGCATCTTCAATCTCTGATTTGACAGCAATGACTGCAATCAATGCAGATCCGAGATCGACGCTGTTGGTCGCAGCCGCGGCGACCGGTCCCGTCGTGTTCTGGCCTGGCGGCATCGGTATGTTCACTGTCGTCGGTATTTTCGGCGGCGCGACGGTGACGCTGCAATATCTGGCGCCAGATAACTCTACGTGGGTTGCGGCGGGCGCAGACACCACATTGACCGCAGCTGGCAATGCCGTCGCCGATCTCCCGCGCGCCGCGATTCAGGCAGCAGTCAGCAATGCTGGCGTCAGCACCTCTCTCACCGCGAGCATTGAGCCCGTACAGCAGGGCTAGGAGGAGTCACCATGTACATCGAATATGCAATGAAATTCGCCAGAAGCAGCCGCCTGTCTTTGTTCGCCGCGAAGCAGCGGGAACTGTCAGCGCTCATGCGGGCCCTGCCGCTCTTTCGCCATCTTGAATGGCCGCGCAAGTCTGCTGACGCCGAACCAAGCGCCCAGACGCCGGCGCCCCAACCGAGACCGCGCCTGCGCCTCGTGCACAGCGCGCCTCTTGAATCCCCATTAGCCAACAACCCCGAAGGAAACGCATGAACGCGAAAGTTAAGATAAACGAGGCGTCCGCAAGTCCTGCGCCTACTGCACCATCCAAGCCGGAAACGGTTGTCGTGACGGATTCAACTGGTCGCCGTCTCACGATTCGCCAGCCCAGCCTCCTGGATGAGAGCCGGCTCGTGCGCTGCATGGGCGACGCTGCAATGAACGCTGCCTACATGACGATGTACGTAATGCCGGCGGCTATGGTCGTCGCGATCGACGGCGATGAGGACATGTGCCCGTTTCCATCGAGTCTACTCCAGGTCGACGCGGCCATTCATCGCCTTGGTCGACACGGCATGGCGGCGGTCATGAAGCACATCACTGAGAGCGTGAACCCAGAAGGAGACGTCGCTTCAATAAAAAAATCGGATGCAACCCCAGATTCAGAGAGGCAGCCTGGTTAATGCGGAACGGGGTTGCGATGCACGCCGCGTTTGGCATGACGCGCGCTGAGATGGATATGGTCCGCCTCGATGCGGCCGAGCGCTCCGCACTCGCGATCATGTTCAGCGAGTTCGAGGGCGCAAGGTTCTCGTGGAATCGAATGGAGTTCGAGGACCGAAAATGAAAGAATTTCGCAGCTTCGGCGCTTTTGCAGAGCACCTCATCACGCGTGAAGCCGCCACGGCCGTGGCGCTACATGAAGGCCTCGAGCATGTCGCGCGCGCGATTGAGAAGACCGCCAAGGAGGAAATCGGCACCTATCAGCCTGACGTCGGGCCCTTCCCAGCCTGGGCGCCGCTCGCAGACGCGACCGTGGAGGACCGCATCAGCCAGGGCTACTCGCCCGACGAGCCTCTGCTGCGCACCGGGGAGCTTCGCGAATCGATTTCGCACGAAGTATCCGGCCTCGAGGCGGTCATCGGCTCCACGTCGGACATTGCGCTCTACCAGGAGCTCGGGACGGCGAGCATTCCGCCGCGGCCATTCCTCGGGCCCGCGGCCTTCCGCAACAAGACGAAGATCCTCGAGACCGTTGGCATTGCGGCTGTCCGAGGCATAGCGGGCGGCGCGCCGATCGCCGAGTCGCTGGGCTACGACTTCACGGCGAAAGAATGAGCCACAGGATGAAGGCCAGCGCGGCGAGAACGCCGAGACCCACGAAGAGCATGCCGAGCGATGCGATGAGCAAGATCAGGCTTTTGTGCACGGGCAAGTGTGAACGCGCAGGAGCGAGCGGTTGAGCCCTCGGAATCACAGTGATCCTCGGATACTGCACCGCTCGGAAATGCGCGGCGGTCCATTCATGAATTCGATTGCGGAGAGAGAGCATGTTTGAAAGTTACAAAGTCTTTGTGAGCGTCAAGTTGCTGGATGAAGTTACGCGACCGATCTCCCTACTGACACGGCACTTTCTGCAAACTGAACAGGCGGCCGCGAAGCTCCAAACTCGCCTTAATGCGATCAAGGGTTTCTTCGCCGGCGGCGTCGGGCTCATGGGCGCCGGCGCTGTCCTGGCCGCACCCCTAGTGTACGCCGTCGACAAAGCGGCAGAGCTGCAGAAGCAGATGATCGCCATTCGGATCGCCACCCGCGGCACGACGGACCAGATGAACAGCATGCGCCAGGCGATCGAGGGCGTGGCCTCGCAAACGATGTTCTCGAATATCGACGTCGCGAAGATGGCGAAGCAGGTCGCGACCGGTACCGGCCTCGGCGCTCAGCAAGTGCAAGCGATTCTCCCGGCCTATGTGAAGTATGCCGACGTGCAGCTGCTGATGAAGGGCACGCCGTACGAGCAGTCTGTCAAGGACGCCATCATGGCCGCGCACGGTGCGCAGCACTACGACCCTAAATCCCTCACCACGTATCTGGACACGATCAACAAGGCGTCGCTGTTTATCCCCGGCTCGACTACTGAGATCGTCAGGGCGCTTGCCTATTCACAAGGGATCGCGAAAACGGCGCTCGGTTCAGATGACGAACAGAATATCCTGATGGTCGCGCTGCTGAACCGCATGGGTTTTCCAGGAACGCGCGGCGGCACCAACCTTTCAGCAGCTATGACGCGATCTATTCCGGGCGTCTTCGGATCCGGGCTATTGAAAGGCAAGAGCTATCAGGCCCTCGCGGCAATGAACATGATCGATGCTCAGGGCCACGCGAAGGTCTTCACGGATGGCAAATTCGATACGATGAAGTGGATGGGGCTGATGTCTGACTACGTCGCCCGCGAATTCGCCAGCCACCCTGAGGCGGTAGCGCGTCAGGACATCATGAAAAACTTTCAGCATGCCTACGGAACGATCGGCGGTCGGGTCGCGTCTCTGCTTTCGAGCCCGCAGGCCATCGAGCAGTTTCGCACGATGAATGAACAGATGCAGCAGTTCGGCGGATTCGAAGGCATGCAGCAGATCTTCAAGGACGAAAGCGTCGCGCAGCAGTATCAAAACGCCATGACCAATCT